ATTCAAGAATTTATAGATTTAAAAGCAAATGATCAATATTACCCAGATACATCCACAAAAACACCATTTAATGAATATTCTGATGCTACTTTATTCATTTACAATAGCAATTTCAATCCAATAGTAGAAGTTCATTTTAAAGATGTATTTCCAACAAGTTTATCTCAAATAAAGTTCGACTCAAAGGCAAATGATATTAATTATGTTACCGCTAACATAGTTTTTAAGTATTCTATATACGATATAATTGTTTTATAAAATTATGAATATTGATGAAATTCAAACATTATGGGAAGAAGACTCAAAAATAGATCCAGATAATTTACACACAGAGTCAATTAAAATACCAGCACTTCACGCAAAATACTATAAAATCTATAATAATATTTTGCTTCTTAGAAAATTAGAAGAAAATAAATTTAAGATATTAAAGAAAGAAAAATGGATGTATTACTCTGGTAAATCAGATCCAGAAATCTATAGAGAACAACCATTTGATTATAAGGTATTAAGACAAGATATAGATAAGTATATGGATGCAAATGAAGAAATTTTAAAGTCATTATCCAAAATGGATTATTACCAAACGATGTTAAATTATTTGGATAGTATTCTAAAAACAATATTAAACAGAACTTATCAAATTAAAAACTCCATCGAGTTCCTTAAATTTATTTCTGGAACCAATTAGAGGTAGAATAATGGGCAGTAACTTGTGTCTGGGGAGATAAAAGTTGCGGTCTCAGAGAAATAAAAAAATAGCAGAAAAAAGTATTGGAAATAAAAAAACTCTGGGGAAAAAAAGAAGCGAGGAGGCAAAAAGAAAGATGAGTGCCTCTATAAAAATTGCTTTACAAAACAGAAATAAATACTTATAACTTATATCATATTATGGTTGATTTAATTATACAAAAAAAGAATGAAATTTATTTAAAAATAGAAGCGGAACCACATATTCATCAAGAGTTATTTGATTATTTTACTTTTGAAGTTCCTGGTGCAAAATTTATGCCACAGTATAGAAACAAATACTGGGATGGAAAAATTCATTTGTATAGTAATCATAATGGAGAAATTTATGCTGGATTACTTGACAAAGTTATATCGTGGGCAAAAAAGTCTGAATATAATATTGAGTTTAAGCATAATAAGTTTTATGGAGATCCATTTGAAGAAAATGAGATGATTTCGCATGAAGGTGTCACAGATTATATGAAAAGTATCTCCAGATACGAACCAAGAGATTATCAAATTGATGCAGTTTATGATGCATTAAAATATAATCGCAAACTATTAATATCCCCTACTGCTTCTGGTAAATCTTTAATGATTTATTCTATATTAAGATATTTTGTAGATACTAATAAAAATATTCTTATTGTAGTTCCAACTACTTCTCTAGTAGAACAGATGTATAAAGATTTCGAGGATTATGGATGGGATGCTGAAAACTATTGCCATAAAATATATTCTGGAAAAGATAAGACTACAGATAAAAACGTGATTATTACAACTTGGCAGAGCATTTATAATCTTCCTAGAAAGTTCTTTGAAGACTTCGATGTAATAATAGGAGATGAAGCTCATTTATTCAAGTCTAAGTCCCTTGTGGGCATTATGACTAAAATGGATAACACAAAATATAGATACGGATTTACGGGGACGCTAGACGGCACACAGACACATAAATGGGTGCTTGAGGGATTGTTTGTACCATCTTATAAAGTTACTCAAACAAAAGAATTAATTGATAAGGGATATCTATCAAAACTTAATATTAAAGTTCTTCTTCTTAAGCATAATGGACATAAATTTAATGAATATGAAGAAGAAATACAATATCTAATCACACACCAAAAAAGAAATAATTTTATTAAAAATCTTGCTTTAGATTTAAAAGGAAATAGTTTAATTCTTTTTAATCGTGTAGAAACTCACGGACAACCACTTTATGAACTTATAAATAGTTCAGCATCAAAAGATAGAAAAATATTTTTTGTTTATGGTGGTGTGGATGTTGATGAAAGAGAAAGAGTAAGGGCAATTACTGAACAAGAAAATGATGCTATCATTATTGCGTCTTATGGGACATTTTCTACTGGAATTAATATAAAAAATCTTCATAATGTAATATTTGCTTCTCCTTCCAAATCTAGAATTAGAAATCTTCAAAGTATTGGAAGAGTTCTTCGTAAAGGAGATAATAAAACACAAGCAGTATTATATGATATCGCTGACGATATAACACACAACTCAAAAAAGAATTATACCCTAAATCACCTTATTGAGAGAATTAGAATTTATAATGAAGAAAAATTTAACTATGAGATTATACAAATAGATTTTAAGGAAAAAAATAATGTATGAAGAATTTTACGCATCAATCAAATTAGTATCTGGTGAAGAAGTATTTTCTAAAGTATGTCCTTGCGAAGAGGATGATAGAACTATACTTATACTTGATAATCCAGTAACTATGGAAACAATCACAATACGTCAATTTGGAATGACTGCTCTTAAAGTCATTCCTTGGATGAAACTTACAGATGATACGATGTTTATTATTGATATGAATAAAGTTATTACAATAACAGAAGTTGATGATAATATTTTTATTAAAATGTATAAAAAATACATTAGAGAAAAGGATGGAAAAACAGGTAAAGCAAAAGTAAGTCCAAATATGGGATATGTATCATCTATTGCTGATGCTAGAATATCTTTAGAAAAGCTTTATAAATCTAAGAGCTAATATGACCTTCAAACCCAACAGAGTGATTATAGGTATATTCCGATCAACTGTCAATCATTTTCTTTACAATTGATTGATTGATGTAGTATAATAACAAAATAATCTAGAAATAAAAAATGAATAAGGTAAGAAAAAATCCACATTATGTTAATAATAAAGATTTTCATGATGCATTAGTTGCATATAATATGAGAATTGATGCTTCGAGAGTAATCTACTTTGAGAAATACGATGTTCATCCTCCAGAAAATGGATTTTGGGAAGGAAAACCAAAAATACCAAATTACTTGGGAGAATGTTTTTTAAAGATTGCTACTCACTTATCATATCGTCCAAACTTTGTGAATTATATGTTTCGTGAAGACATGATAAGTGACGGTATTGAGAATTGTGTTCAATATATTCATAGATTTGATATAGAACGTACTAATCCATTTGCTTATTTTACACAAATTGTTTATTATGCTTTTCTTCGTAGGATACAAAGAGAAAAGAGACAAATGGAAATTAAAGATAAAATCATTGAACGTAGTGGATTTGAAGAAGTATTTACATCCGATGAAGGTGGAATTAATTCGGATTACAATACAATTAAGGACAACGTACATATTAAGATGAATCAATGAAACTTGGATTGATTTGTGACACTCATTATTCTTATAAATAGTATCGTGGTAATAAAAAAATAAAATGAATATTCTGTATAGAATAACTTATCTTCCTCATCTACAAAATCAAACTCCACCCTATTACTATGTTGGTTCAAAATACAATTACGATAAAAAATATTTTGGATCTCCATCTTCTAAACAAAAAGATTGGTATAGTGGAGAACTTGATATTTGCAACTGGTGGAAGGAGGAAATAAAAAACAATAAAGATAATTTTTATTTTGAAATAATGTCAGAATATGATAAAATATCACCAAAGCAATTAGTTGAGGAAGAAAAAAAAATTCATATAGAATTAAATGTCAAAAATAGTAAAGAATATTTTAATAAATCTGTAGCAACTACTGGGTGGGTTTCTATTCCGAGAACAGATGAAACAAAGAAAAAAATAAGTAAGATTACTAAAAATTATTGGGAGCAAAACAGTCAAAAGGCATTAGAAAGAAGAGAAGAATTAAGTGAAAGAAATAAGAAAACAAAATCCAAAGAACTAAAAGAAAAATGGAAAAATCCATCAGATAAAATGTTGGGTAATTATGAAAGATTTGTTAATATGGCAAAAACACAAAAAACTGATGAATGGAAGCAGAAAATGAGTGATATTGTTAAAAAAAATTGGGATTTAGGGAGACAGAGAACTATCCAAAAAGTTTTTTGTTGCGGTGTAATATATGAAAATGCAGTTGAAGCAAGTAAAGTTGTTGGTATAACTCCTACTAATATTCGTCGCAGATGTAGATTGGAGCAATATTCCGATTGGTATTATCTGGAATAAAACTATGAAAATAGCTATCATTACAGACACCCATTGGGGTGTAAAAAAAGGTTCCAAACATTTTCACGATTACTTTGAGTTATTCTATAAAAATGTATTTTTTCCTACTATTGAAGAACGTGGAATAAAAACTGTTATCCATATGGGTGATGCTTTTGATAATCGTAAAGGTATTGATTTTTGGGGATTGGATTGGACCAGAAGAGTTGTTCTAGAACCTCTTAGGAAGTATGAAGTTTATATGCTTGTCGGTAATCACGATATTTTTTTTCGTAATTCAACAATAATCAATGCGATTGATTTATTATTACAAGAATATGAAAATGTAATACCTATTTCAAGTCCAAAAGAATTTTGTATAGATGGATTGGATACTTTAATGCTTCCTTGGATTTGTACAGACAATCGAGGGGAAACAGATGAACTATTGAAAAATACAAAAGCAAAAGTTGTATTTGGGCATCTAGAACTGGCTGGATTTGCTGCTTATCCTGGACACATTCAAGCAGAAGGAATGGACGCAAGTGTGTTCAAAAAATTTGATAAAGTGTATTCTGGACACTATCATACTAAAAGTGATGATGGTAGAATTCATTATCTGGGAAATCCATATCAAATGTTTTGGAATGATGTAGATGATGTAAGAGGTTTTCATATTTTCGATACTGATACATACGAATTGGAACATTTCAAAAATCCTTATAATATGTTTGAACGGATATATTATGAAGATACTGATTGTAAAAAGTTTGATATTTCATATTTACAAGATAAAATAGTAAAGGTAGTAGTTCGCAAAAAAACAGATCAATTGAAATTTGATAAGTTTATAGATAAATTATTAAAGGCAAATTGTTTAGATTTGAAGGTAGTAGAAATAATTGATATAAATGATGGGAATGTAGATTGTGAAGAAATTACTGCAGAGGATACGTTATCCATTTTGGATAAATATGTAGAAGATGCAGAATTTGATTTAGATAAATCGATGATTAAAAAATTACTTAGAGATGTATATAAAGAAGCATTAGAGATAGAATAATGTATATTTTAGCAATAAGTGGAAAGGAAGAAGAAGGAGCATATGCAGTTACTGATGAAGATGGTGAGAAGGCTTTGTATATTTTTGAGGATGAAGATGATGCTGCTCGTTATGCTGGTCTATTAGAAGCAGAAGATTATCCAGAGATGTCTGTCGTTGAAGTTCAAGATGAAGTAGCAATAAGAACGTGTGAGATGTATGGATATCATTATGTTATAATTAATTCAAATGAATTTGTAATACCCCCAAGAGAATATGATTTTATTCAAAAAAATAAAATTTCGTAATTTATTATCATCCGGAAATACCCCAACAGAGATATGTTTTATTGAAGCATCAACAAATCTCATTTTGGGAACTAATGGGTCTGGTAAGTGTTTTTGTATAAATACTAAGATAAGACTCCGAAACAAAAAAACCGGAGAAATTATTGAAACTACTGTCGGAGAATTTTATGAAGTACAAGAGAAGCAGAACGATTCAAGAAAAGATTGAAGAATGTTTGAATGATAAGGTGCGTAATTTACACCCAGAACTTTATGAAAAACTTTTTGATGAACTATTAACTGAACCAGTGGCAAATAATGTTGCAAAATGTAAAATATATGTGGCCAAAATATTGAGTATTCCTGAAATGGGAAAACACGCAAAACAATATTGGATTTCGCGTGGATGGTCTGAAGGAGATGCACATACTAAATCTAAACAATTTTGCCAAAAAGGAATAGTTAGTCCATATTCAAAAGAATTTTGGACTTCCAAAATAAATTCAAATACTGGTGTATATTATACTGATTGTGAAGCAGATTATGAAAGAAACTCAAGAAGACCAATTAGAAAAGAATACTGGATGAAACGAGGATATTCTGCATTTGATGCTGAAATAAAGGCAAAAGATACTAAAATTAAAAATAATAAATCTGGAGCAAATGCCTACAAATCAAATATAGAAATTCAAAAGATTACATCCAAAAGATGTATTGATTATTGGATTGCTAAAGGATATACTGAAGATGAATCCAGAGAACAAGTATCCAAACAACAGGCAACATTTACACTTGAAAAATGTATAGAAAAATATGGAGAAGAAGACGGAAAACGAAGATGGTTAGATAGGCAAGAAAAATGGCACAAATCTTACAAAAAATCAAATTTTTCTAAAGTGTCGCAATTATTATTCTGGGAAATTAGTTTACACTTAAACTCATTAGATGATATATTTTTTGCTGAACTTGATGGAAATAAAAAACTTGATAAATCTGGAAAAAATAATGAATTGAAATTAAGATTGGATAAACTGTTACTACCAGATTTTATAGACACAAATAGCAAAAAAATAATTGAATTTGATGGTTCTTATTGGCACGGATTGGTAGGTAAGGGAAATAAGAATAGGGACATTGAAAGAGATGAGATTTATAAAAAAAATGGATATTTAATTTATAGAGTATCTGAAAATGATTACAAAACAAAAAAAGAAACGGTAATTGAAGAATGCTTAAACTTTCTGAAAAAGTAAATAGAAAATTTATCAATTCAATTGAACTTAGTGAATGGGAGATTGATACTGATACTGGATGGGAAGAAATAACCCATATTCATAAAACAGTTACATATCAAAAATGGAGAATAGAAACTTATAATGGTTTGACATTGGAATGTGCTGATGACCATATAGTATTCACACAATATTATGATGAAATTTTTGTCAAAAATTTGATTCCCAATGAATCTTATATTATGACTAATTCTGGACCATCATTGGTAAAATATGTAACATCATATGATGAATATGAAAATATGTATGATATTAGTGTAAATTCAAACAATCATAGATTTTATACTAATGGAATATTGTCACATAATTCTACGATGCTTGATGCTTTATGTTTTGTTTTATTTAATAAAGCATTTCGTAAGATTAATAAAATACAATTAGTTAATTCAACAAATGAGAAAGATTGTTTGGTGGAGGTTGAATTTAGTATTGGAAATAATGAGTATAAAGTATTACGAGGAATTAAACCAAATATTTTTGAAATTTGGATTAATGGTGAAATGCAAAATCAAAATGCAGCAACAATCGACCAACAAAAACAATTAGAAGATAATATTTTAAAACTGAATTATAAATCATTTACACAAATTGTAATATTAGGTAGTGCATCCTTTGTTCCTTTTATGCAACTATCTACAGCAAATCGTCGTGAAATTGTAGAAGATTTATTAGATATTAAGATATTTTCTGCTATGAATTCTATTTTAAAAGAAAAAATAAGAAATTCAAATGAGAAAATTAAAGAAATGAATTTGTTTGAGAAATCTATTGAAGAAAAGATTGATATGCAAACTAATTTTATTGAAGAGTTGGAGAGAAGAGGGAAGAAAAATATACAAGATAAAGAAAATAAAATATATGAACTTTTAAATTTAAATGAAAAGGTATCTACAAATAATGAAGAACTTGGAACTTATATTGGTGATTTGAATTTTCAATTAAAAGAATTTTCTGGGGCAACTAATAAACTTAAAAAACTTGGTTCATTAAAAG